CCAAATTGCTGGAGGTAGAAGAATGACAAAAACTATAGAATTGCCAGAATACTATGCACCATTTGGAGAGAATGCACGTTATGGAACTCTGGAAGAACTGAAAGAACTGTTACTCTATAAACGAATTGTGAAATGGGATAAAGAGTTTCTGCTACTCGAAGATGGCACAATGGTCACTATTGAAACGTCTGAAAGTGACTGTTGTGCCTCTGCTGGAGGAGAATTCCAAAATGTGAAACTTGACGCAGTAATTACAGATGTCAAAATCGGAGAACAAGCAAGAGAAGAAGACGATTGGGGAACAACTACCAGTACAAACACGGTTACTATTTATCATAACCAGAACCCGATAGCTCTAGCTGAATGCGAAGCTGATGACGGGAATGGTGGCTTTTATTATAGCGTAGGTTCTCTAGTTATCGGAAATATCCATTTTCCAGTAGTTGATGCTTGATAATCAGTTTTTAGGGAAGGAGCAACAGAATGACACGACCAAACAGATATCCATTTACTAAGAATCAGTGGGAAGAAGAAATAACACTAGTGTGTTTTAGTGATAACAGCCATCTTGAAATGAGAAATGAGCGAAATAGAATTACAGGCGAGGTGAAGAAATGAATTACAAAGTAACAGCAAACGGTAAAGAAATAGAGTATGGTGCATTAGTTGAAAAATCACGTTTTTCAGACGAAGAATGGTCTGCTATTTATGCTGAGATTGTTAAACAAAATCAACCAGAAGTTTTTGAACGTAAAAAGTTAGACAGTGATTACATCGATGCATTTGGTGCTCTAATTGCTCTTGAAGAACGTTATGAAGCGTTGCTTGAATTGTTGCCGCAGGATGAGTTCTCTTACGCTGGCACGCATCCAAAATGGGTAGCTGATGCAGTCGCAGAAAATACCTTAAACAAGTCGGATGTGATCTGCGATGTATCTGATATGATTGAAAGATGCGGAAATATAGAAGAATTGAAAAATGAACTAATAGAGTATTTCGGAGTAGACCAATGACCCTACAAAACTTTATTTATTTACTATTCTCACTGGTCTGGATCTCTGGCTTGATCTGGGCTGGTGTGATTGCTTTTAAGAGTAGAAAGGGGAAGCGATGAGTTTAGATAATATCCATATACCAATACGAGCAAACAGAACTCTATCTATTGCCCAAATAAATGGCAAGCTAGAGATAGCTGTACTTGGTATGGATGATTTATTTGTTACTGATTCGTACTTTATTAATCTGCACGATGCAGTAAAACCTTTTAATGATATACATGATTTAAAGAATATCATTGACCAAATTTTAGATGTGGAAGGTATGCTATGACTAAACTATTTTACACAATCCTCACATCAGTATCGTTAGTATTTCTGATCGTGTGTATTAACTTAAACTCACGGATTGAAAGTCTTAATAAACGTGTGAGCGATCTGGAATGGACGGTACAAGAACATGAGTTATCTATCCAGCGACTGGCAGAACAGAATAATGCGCAGGATGTTATTTTAAATAAATTAAACAGCGAGTACCAAATGCGAGAACGACAAAGGGCAGAGGAATTGAAAGAGGTGGCTGATAGAAATGGAGTGGGAGGATAATATGACACAAGATGAAGAATTCTGGAAAGAAATCCAAAGTAAGAAATTCCATTTTAAAAGGGAGGGACAAATGAAAGCAAGGCTATTTATCGCAGGAGCATTTAGTGATGTGTCGATTATAGAGAAAATGAATGCATTCTTTGACGAGAATCCTAACATTAAGATCGAGGCAGTCGATTATAAAGTAAATCAACGTGTAGTGGACTGCATTCCATTTAATGACCGCGAGTGTCTACTGATCTATCGTGAGGGTGACGAATGAACATAGCAAGTAGACTATCCGCATTAAAGTATATTGATATCAAAATCAAATCCAAACGGCAGGAGATCGAAAACCTCAAGTCAGCTATTTTAAAGGGGCAGGTATATTCGGATGAACCAAAGGGCAGTAAGCGCGGGAATGCCACGGAAGATTTAAACATTAAAATCATTGACGGGGCAGAGAAAATCCGTGCTGAGATCAATCAGCTCATGGAAGAACGCACGCGCCTTATTAATGCCATCGAGGATTTAGACGACCCGCTGGAGAATATCGTATTGAGATTAATGTACGTTAATGGCTATTCTTGGCAAGAAACCAGAAGAGAATTAAATTGTTCTCATGCAACAATTCAGAGAGCAAGAACAAAAGCGATTGAACATTTAAGAATGAACCAAACGTTAACAAATGATACACACAAGCTGATAATATAGTATACAGAAAGAGATTCGTAAGGCGGCAGAAACGTTCACAAGCCCAGTTGTAATTTGTCTCCTTATTTCAGTACCAATGATCTGCATTAGCTTGCGGATCTCTTTTATTATTTTTAAGGTGATAACATGAGACCACAGAAACTTACTATGTCAAGAGGCAAGAGAGTATTGTCTGATTATGGATCAAGACAAGACGAGTACAGGGAATACAATCGTATGCGATGGAAGTACGACAGAGAAGCCAAAGCATTTTATAATTCAAAAGAATGGAAAGCATTATCTCGATTGGTTCTGTTAGAGAATGATTATGTTTGCGAATATTGTGGAGAAGAAGCAACAATGAGTGATCATGTGATTCCATTGAAAGCTGATTGGAACAGAAGATTAGATAGAACAAACTTAAAAGCAAGTTGCAAAAGATGCAATGATAAGAGAGCGATTCTCTATCGTAACAATCTACTATGATTGTCGATAGTGTCAACCTACTGATCCTATCGGTTAGGTTTGGGTGAACGAACACGGATGATTTTTAAATAATGTTCGGAATTTACCCCCACATTTTTATGAACGGGGCTATATGGTTCGTGATTCAAAGGACGCGGCCTCTTTTGTACGAAAAATTCCGTTTTTAAAAAGTCGTTTTAGTAAAGGAGGTGTCAATTTGGGACGAAAAATGAAGCTGGTGGCAACTACTAAAAGCCATTTGACGAAAGAAGAGAAGATCGCACGCAAGAAGATTGAGGACAAGGCTTCAGATGGTTTAGAAGCATTACAAATCACACCACCAAAACACTTCGATGCGATTGCTAAAGCAGAATACAAGCGTGTGATTAATGATCTGCGAAAGCTACCCCTCAGAAATCTGGATCGAGCGATTTTAGAGACATACTGTACGTGGTATGCAGTCTATAAGGAAATCTCCCGTGGATTGAAGAAAGAGGGATATGTATACGAGACTAGCAGTGGTAAAGTCTTACCGAATAAGATGCTCTATAGTTTGGAACGTGCGACTACTAACTTAACACGTGCAGCATCACAACTTGGTTTGACCGTGGACAGTCGAATGAAGTTGTACGTGCCACAAGTGGAAGAGAAGAAAACCAGTATATTTGATAAGTTTGGAGGATAACACCTCCTTTTTATTTTGTCAGAAAGGAGGATTGAAGCAATCGTAGATAAGAAATATCAAGATGTGGCTTATAAGTACGCTAAAGAAGTATTGGACGGGAAGCGTAGAGTGAGTGCGAAAGTCTATAAGGCTTGCAAACGACACATGAGAGATTTGGAGAATATTCCCAACAGCGACTACGACTACTTTCCAGATATGGCGCAGAACCCGATTGATTTTATTGAAATCCTCCCAGATGTCAAAACTGGCAAACCTTACCCACTAGCTGAATTTCAGAAGTTTATCGTTGCTAGTCTGTACGGCTGGCGCAGAAAAACAGATAAGACTATCAGACGATTTAGAAAGGCTTTGATATCGCTTGCCCGTAAGAATGGTAAAACGATTCTTGTGGCCGGTATATTGCTCTATGAATTTCTGTTTGGTCGTAACCCAGCGATGTCACGGCAACTGTTTTGTACAGCTAACGATAAAACGCAGGCAAAGATCGCGTTTGAGATGGCTCGCAAGCAGTTAGATGCTTTGAGGGCGCAAGATGAAGATGTCCGCAAGGCCACTAAACGAGTGCGGGAGGAATTGCGGAACTTGGTAGATGAATCCTATATACGACCACTTTCGCGAGATACGGGGGCGGTCGATGGATTTGAGCCTTATGTTGGTGTGCTGGACGAGTTCGCTGCATCGAAAACAAATGAAATGATCGAGCTACTTGAATCTGGTCAAGGGCAGTTGGATAACCCACTGATTTTAATTATCTCAACTGCTGGATTTGACTTGAATGTACCAATGCACACAATTGAGTATCCATACATTGAACGGATTTTAAATGATGAAATCATAGATGATGGATATTTTGCATTTATTGCAGAACAAGACAACGAAGAAGAAATCAAAGATGAAGCAAACTGGATTAAATCAAACCCTATTTTAGAAGTTGAAGCACTCTACGATAACATGATTGATTATCTAAGAACACGTAGGAGAGTATCTCTTGAAACTGGTACAGTGAATGAAGTGCTGGTTAAGAACTTTAATATGTGGAGACAATCATCTGAAAGCTCATATATGGATAAAACGAGTTGGCAACAGGCTAAACTCGATGAAAAACCAAACACACGCAAGCGCAGAGTGTGGATTGGTGTCGATGTAGGGAAAGTTAATGACTTGTTTGCTATATCCACGATGGTACAGATGGACGATTATTGGTTTTGCGATAGTTTCTCCTTTGTAGCTACTAAATATGGACTAGTTGCGAAAGAGAAACGTGACGGTGTCTCTTATACGAATTTAGAGCGTATGGGAGAATGTGAGATCACTACACTTGAAAGTGGTGTGATTGATGATGAGCGTGTTCTTGAGAAGTTGGAAGAGATGATCTATATGAATGAATGGGAATTACAAGCAATATGCTTTGACCCATACCAATTTAGCTCATTGATTGCGATGATCGAGAAACGACATCCAGAATGGCCACTAATCGAAGTGAGACAAAACACAATGGTCTTGAATATGCCCACCAGACAGCTACGTGATGAAGTCTTGAAAGGAACTATTAAGCACGCTGGGAATCAGTTACTTACTATGGCTATCAATAATGCGCGTGTCAAGGTCGATAATAACGGTATGCGTATCGATAAGGATAAGAATAGCAATAAGATCGACCCATTAGATGCCCTATTGGATGCTTATGCAGTATGCTACCTTGAACCATTTGACGGGTCTGGTTACTGGACTAATGAAAAAATATTGGGAGGAGGTAGCCTATTTTGATCTTACTGAAATATATACACACAATCCTATTGCTGATCGGCATAGGATTTTTAATTTACGGTCTATTTTTAGTCAATCCAGTGGTTGGATTTATTTCAACTGGATTGATCCTAATTATTTTAGCGATCTACATCGATCGAGGAGGTGCGCAGTGAAGAAACGAATCAAGAAGAAACATGAACTACTAGAACGTATTGAGTATTTAGAGAATGACTTTTTTAAATTCACTCAAGACACGGTAGATGTCATTGAATTTCTAGGAAATGAAATCAAACGACTCGAACGAAAACGTAAAAAACATTGATTTCAATGGATAGAAAGGAGGTGAGATTATATGAGTTTCTTTCAACCATTGGGATCAACTAAGCCCTCTTACGATGATTACATTTCTTCCGTGTTATCTGGCAACTACTCCCCAGAATACACGGGAATTTCTGCGTTAAAAAACAGCGATATTCTGACCGCAGTAACCATCATCGCTGGGGATATCGCACGATTCCCACTATTAAAGAAAGACTTTACGGGGAACATCGAACAAGATGCAGATTTGAACTATCTCTTAAATGTTAAATCAACTGGTAACGTGTCAGCACGGACATGGAAGTTCGCAATGACTGTTAACGCGATTCTAACAGGGAATTCATTCTCTCGAATACTGCGAGACCCTAAAACTAAAAAGGCGCTTCAATTTCAATTCTACAGGCCCTCAGAAACGACCGTAGAAGAAACGAACGACCACAGACTGATATATACCTTCCGTGACCGTTTAACAGGTAAGGCGATTGAATGTAAAGCAGAAGATGTCATTCATTGGAAGTTTTTTAGCCACGATACCATTTTAGGACGATCTCCACTACTTTCGCTTGGTAGCGAGATCAGCCTGCAAGATGGTGGACTGAATACCTTAATTAAATTCTTCCGTGATGGATTTTCTAGCGGAATTATTAAATTAAAAGGCGCTCAGTTAAACGGTGAAGCGCGTAAAAAAGCCCGTATGGATTTTGAGAAGATGCGTGAGGGGTCGACTGGTGGCAGTCCTTTAGTGTTTGACGATACGCAGGAGTATACACCACTTGAGATTGATACGAACGTTTTGCAACTGATTACATCTAATAACTTTACGACTGCACAAATTGCGAAAGCATTGCGTGTACCAAGTTATAAGCTAGGTGTGAATAGCCCTAACCAGTCAGTAGCACAGTTGGCTGAGGATTATGTAGCGAACGACTTGCCGTTTTATTTTGACGCTATCACGAGCGAACTGGCCCTTAAAGTGCTGGGGGATGAAGAACGCAAACTATTTAAGATCGAGTTTGACACTCGAAGCGTAACAGGTCGGAACGTAGATGAAATCACGAAGTTGATTATTAACCAAGTTATCACACCCAACGAAGGGCGCGTGGAACTTGGTAAAGAGCGTTCGTCTGATCCTAACATGGATCGTTACCAATCCAGCTTGAATTACGTGTTCCTCGATAAGAAAGAGGAATATCAAGCAATGAAAGGGGGTGAGAATGAAAATGGCAAAGAGAATCAAGATGAAAGGGCCACTAATTCCGAATAATAGCCAAGAAGCCTACGACTACTTTGGTTTGGAAGCGGTAAGTGCTAAATCTATCACAGATGCCTTTCCAGAAGACAATGGCGACATCGTTTTGGAAGTTAATTCAAATGGTGGACTTGTCACAGTTGGTAGTGAAATCTATACAGCTTTAAAAAGCTATTCTGGGAATGTGACTGTAGAAGTGACTGGAATGGCTGCGAGTGCTGCAAGTGTAGCAATTATGGGTGCTGATAAGGTGCTTATTAGTCCAACAGCGCAGATCATGATCCACAAGGCACTTTACGGATACGTATCTGGCAATAGTGATGATTTAGACAAAGCGTCCAATGCGCTAAAATCGAGCGATCAAGCTATTATCAATGCTTATGTAGCTAAAACTGGTTTATCAGAAGAAGAAATTCTTGACATGATGAGAAATGAAACCTATATGTCAGCTAGTGAAGCAGTTGAAAAGGGTTTTGCGGATGAAGTGATGTCCTTTGATGATGTTGGAGCAGTAGCAAGCCTTGAAAATGGATTGTTACCGCAAGCGGTTATTGATGACTTCTACGCTAACCGTAGCAAGCGTAAGTCAGAAATTCAAAGCATGCTACGAGAAGTAGAAAAAGAAGAATTACTCAGAGGGCTTTAAGCTCTTTTTTTAATACCGAAAGGAGAAATAAAGGTATGTATACAGAAAAAATGAAACAGATTAAAGCGCTAATTGCAAAATATAGCGCAGAAATCACTGCTAAGACAGAAGAATTAAAATCTGCCTTGAATACTGAAGATCTTGAAAAAGCGCGTGCAATTCGCGTTGATATTGATGATTTGAAATCTCAAAAAGAAGAAGCTGAAAACGACTTGAAGTCTTACGAGCTTGCAGAAGCTGGTAACGCTGAAAGCGAAGCTGGTGAAGTTCACAAAGTAAAAGCAGAAACTAAATCTTACCGCGAAGCAGTAAATGAGTACATCCGTACTAAGGGTGCGAAAGCTGATGCGCAGTTGAAACTTGAAGGAAAAGACCTTCTTATCCCCATGAATGAAGCGGTAAATCCAACACAAGATGGATTGAAAAAAGCAAACACTGAAAAGGTAACTAGCAAGGAAATTGTTACTACTCCAATGCGAGAAGTTAAGACAGTCCTTGACCTTAAACAATTTGCGACTATCCACAAAGCATCCAAAGGTGAAGGCTCTTATCCAATCTTGAAGAAAGCTACATCTAAGATGGCCAGTGTTGAAGAATTGGAAAAGAACCCAGCTCTTGCTAAACCAGAATTTACAGGAGTTGACTGGAAAGTTAAAACTTACCGTGGAGCAATTCCATTGTCTCAAGAAGCTATTGACGATGCAGATGTTGAC